CTTCGCTTTCGAGCTGGGTCGAGTTGAGCAGCGGCTCGACCAGGTTGCTGATGCCCGCCGCCGTGCAACGCTGGGTGATCATCAGTGCCAACTTGGCCGAATCGACCACCACCGGCACTAATGGCGGATCGATCGGCTCCAGCTCCAGATCCGGCTCGGGTGGCTCGTCGAGCTGGGCCAGCAACTCAGCCGGTGCGTGCTGGTAACGCTGCAACACCGCGCCTTGGCCGAGGCATGCTTTGACCTTGATGCCGTCGCCGACTTCATCGGCCAGGCCCAGGGCCAAAGCTTCATTGGCCGTCAGCCAGGTTTCGGCGTTGACCATTCGACGCAGCTCGGCGTCATCGATGTTCGGTGCCTTGGCCTTGTAGGCCGCGATGATCGCCTCCAGGGTCTGATCCAGGACATCAGCGACTCGACGGAAGTCCTCAGCATCCCCTCCGGCATAGGTGTAAGGGTTGTGAATCATCAGCATGGCGTTCGACGCAATGACTACATGGTGTGCACCGCACACCGCCACGCTGGCCGCACTGGCCGCCAATGCGTCAATCCGTCCGGTGCAACGCTCGCCCAGACGCGACAGCGCGTTGTGCATCGCCAGCCCGTCGAACAAGTCGCCGCCGATGCTGTTGAATGCCGCAATGACCGGAGAGACTCCATCATCCATCGCACGCAGATCCTGCACGAACTGATTGGCAGTAATGCCCCAGGTACCGATCTCGCCATAGACAAAGACTTCGATCACCCGCTCAGCGGCCTCGCCGCTTGCCTGCAACGCGTACCAAGTCTTGTCCTGAACCTGCACCCGCTGGCCCGCACGGTTGTAAACGCGCGGTCGCGCTTTCTTGCTCATGGTTGCTCCTTGTCATCGTTGGTGACGATGGCGTCGAGAGTGTTGTAATTAAGGCCAAGGGCCGTGGCGCGTTGCAGATCAGCCGCGTTTTCCACGTCGACCGTTTCCGCGTCGTAACCGGTGCGCAGGACCATCTCGCTACGCGAAGCGAAACCGGCTTGCACTTCCATGCGACGGGCCTGAACGTCCTGCACCGGCTGGATGTAGGCCCAACCTTGTGGCACCCAACGGGTACGCAGGTATTCACGGCGCCGCTGCGCGTAGTCCTTCAGCACCAGGACACCTGACAACACGGCCATGTCCATCCAGGCGGCCCGCACTGGGCGGCAGAGTTGGTGCACGTAGACACCGAATTGCAGCTGCTCAAGCCGACGCCGAAACTCGTTGAGCACCACACGCAGCGCCCGGTCGTTGACCTCGCGCATGTCGCCAGTGAGGATTTCGTAGGGCGTCCAGGTACCGGCGGCAGCCGCCATCAGCTGCTGCCGCATAAAGTCCGGATAGTTGTTGCCCGCGTCCGGCGGCTTGGAGAACTCGACCTCTTCACCTGGTCCCAGCTCCTGCATGGTGCCCGGCTCCAGCGCCACCATTGGTGTGAAGCCATCACGGTCAGTGCTCAACAACTGTCCGGTGAGTGGATCCCTGGGCACTGGTCCGGAGTCCGGTGCTGGCCGACTGATGAAACCGGCAAACAGGTTGGCCACCTCCTGACGGAACAACACTGCGTCGTCGTAGTTGTCGAGACTGCGCAGACGCTTGAGCACCGGCGACAATCGCGGCACGCCGCGCAGCTGACCCGGCTCGATCGGCTCAAAGATATGCAGCACCTGTGACGCAGGCACGCGCACTAACTGGTTGTAACCGGCGTTCAGCGACGACGCATCGCGCGGATGCGACAGGTACATCCAGTACGCTACCCGCTTGCCACCAGGTGTGAACTCGATCCCGGCGCGGATGATGTTGCCGGTTTTGGTGGTTTCAAACTTGTCATGCGGTACGAACTCCGGGGCCAGGATCTGGAGCTGCAGCGGTACCGCGAGGCCTTCGTCCAAAGCGCGAGGTCGTAGCCGCACAAAACATTCACCTGAAGTTTCTACCGTGCGCGCCGCCAGCGCCTGCTGGCCGTAGAAGTCGGTGCACTCATCGGCGTCCGACTCATCGACCCAGTCGTCCCAGAGTTCCTGCAGCAATTTGCGCAGGACTTCGTCGTCGGTTTTCGGTCGCGGCGTGATGCCGGTACCGATCAGGTTGCTGACGCGCTTATCAATCACGTTGAAGGCATACGGGTCATTGCGAACCGCTGCCCGGGAGCGCGAACGCAAGTTACGCAATGCCGGGGTGTTGATGCTGTTGACCCCGTTGTCGGGAGCATCCCAGCCAGTGGATCGTCGGCCCTCCCCGGCACCTTCGTAACTGGCCTTGATGTTCGACGGCAAAACGAATCCGTTACGGGTGAGCGTCGGAAAGTGACGGGCCATTAGAGTCCTTTGCCTCCGTGGTACAGCCTGACCACGCGCGAGCGCGGCCCGGCAGCATTGATCAGCGACGAGCGGATTTCCTCGCGAGCCTTGAGCAGCTCGTCGACGGTGCGGTACTCCACGGTGCGGTCGGTGTAGCGCACGACTTTTTCACCACGTGCGATGGCCGCCTCAACCACGTCGAGGTGCTTCTGGGTAAATGACATATTGGATCTCTTCAGATAGAGAGAGAGTGAAACGGGTTGGCTTGGGTGCGAAGTCGATAACCAACTGTTTAATCGCAGGCTTCGTCCCAAACCTTTGCCAGCCAGACGTTGTAGAACATCCGCATAAGCGATGCATCGCCATCGATTTGTTTGGCTCTGGCCCATTCATACTGCTTAGCAAGGTGTGTCCACCCCAGCCAACCGGGCGGCGAATAGAGTGCATTGAGATGGAAACCACTCGTTTCGCCGTCGCCTTCCGAATGAGAACGCCACTCGCCCAGACTGAGCATCTCACCCAAATGGTGTTCTGCGATTGGAGAGCTACAGAAGGCGTTTATGCACCGGTAATGCACCGTCTGAAAGTCAGACGAATACTGCATTTGTTCCCACTCCAAAGTTTGCATGTGGTCGCAATGAGGGCACGGCACGTAGTAGTGGCGCTGATCGCTTGCTGAGAACAAGCTATCAATCTTTGAGTTATCTTTGATTGTCGGCGTACCAGTGAAATAGAACTTTGGCGCACGGACTGACGTATCGTGGCAACGTTCAGCCAACTCGATTAAGTCGACGCCTTCCTCAGGCCAATGGTCTATTTGTTCACCACAGACATAATCAACGGGGAACGCTTGACCGACCAACGAGCCTGCCCAAACTAAACGAAGCGAACCGCCTTCAAAAGACCTGGTGCACGCGCCACCGCGAGGCGAAAAACATTTGTGAAGGATCGGACTCGCCTTAAAGCTTTTGTTGATGCGGTAGCCCAGTCGCGCTGCAAGGCGACCTGTAGGCAGCAAAACCAATATGTTCGATGGCGATGTATGGACCAGGGATCCGATCCAGTTGATAGCAACCTGAGTTTTCATCAACCCCGAAGCGGCCATGACCACCACTCGCTTGCAAGGGTGGGTCAGTGAAAGACACCGCATTGGCTCTTGGGCATATGGTGTTTTTTTTACACGGTACGGACCCGGCTCAAGGCCGGAATCTCGCGGGATCCACATATGCTTAGCAGCCCACTCATCGACATAAGTCATTTAACGTCTCTTCAAGTAGCCGCTACTGGAACTACGGCGTTGAGGTAATGCCGAGGGTCGCGATTGCACGACTGCAGCGGCTTGCTGGGTGGCAGCGGGGGTTGCTTGTTCGGCAGTGAGTCGTTCGCCTTGAACAGGTTTGACGCTCAAGGCGTCGTCAAATAGACCGGACTGCGCCAGGGACTGACGCACACGCTCCCAGTCGTGTTCCTTGTAACGGTTGAGACCCAGGTAATGCGCCATGGCCAGGCAATACACCATCAAGTCGAGCGCTTCGTTACGCTCGGCCTTGCCCTTGACCCACTCGATGCGCTTGTGGCCGCGGATGTAGCGCGCAACCTTGCGCTCCGCGACGCACTGATCAAAGAAGTCGTCCGGCAGGTCATTAGCGAAGTGCAACGCACCTGGCCCGGTAGGGAACGAATAACGGTTATAGATCCAGTCCTTGGCCGTGTCGGTACCGACGAACCACAGCTCGGCGCCGTTGCGTTCGGTCTGGCCCTTCCAGGTCACGTCGACCATCGACGGGCGCTGAGCAATCACCGGCTTACCGGGTTTGCTCGCCCCCTTGATGGCGAACACATTCCGCCAGCGGCGAACACGGCAGAACTGGTAGACCTCATCGGTGTGGTGGCCACCGGAGTCGACGGCTACCGCGAGAATGCCAAGACCGACACCGCAGGGATGGCGATATTTAGCCTTGAGCAATTCGTCCAACGCCGCCCAGGTGCGTTCATCTGCGGGATCGCCCGAGACCACCTGGTAGTCGACGACCCAGCGCTCCATGCCGACGCCCCAGCCCATGGCCATGAACTCCAGGCGGTTGGCCTGGACGTCGACGGAGCCGGTGATCATCAGCACCGCCGCCGACAGTGAGCCGAGGGTGAAACCTTCCAACCGCGCCCGCTGTCTAAGCTCATCGGCTTTGGTTTGCTCTTGTGCGCTGTCCCAGACCTTCGCCAGACGGGTGTTGTAAAACACCTGCATCGGTTCCAGGTCGCCTTTGGCCTGGGCTTTCTTGGCCTTCTCGAATTGTTTGGCCAGCGACTTCCAGTCCATCCAGCCCAACGGCGAATACAGCGCGTTAAGGTGGAAGCCCACCGTCTCGCCATCGCCTTCGGCATGGGCACGCCATTCACCTTTGGCGAGCATTTCGCCCTTATGGTATTCATCGATCAGCACATCGCAGTCAGGACCGGCGCACTGGTAATGCACGACGCTGTAGTCCTTCGAGTAATGCAGTCGCTCCCACTCAAGGATTTGCATGTGCCCGCAGCTCGGGCACGGCACGTAGTAGTAACGCTGGTCGCTGCCCTCGAAAAGGTCGGAGATCCGCGAGGCGCCCTTGATCGTCGGCGAGCTGGAGAAATAAAACTTCGCATTGCGGCCGAAGGTACTGCCCCGCGTCTCCGCCAGCTCGATGGGGTCGCCC